CTCAGCTGCACGGAGCTCAGAAACGGTAATAAGCTGTTCTGGCATAATCCGTCCCTCACGATCCTCGTACTGACGGACCATCCAGGAGTGTTGATTCACGCGCCTGCAGAATTTCTGCAAGGCGTAGTGAACGACTACCCTTGGATTGTCCTGGTACTTGAGATTGCTTGGGAGGGAATACCAGCGCAGCAACACCGTGAGCGTCGTGGTTAAGGGACTCCCATAGAAGACCAATTGAGGTCTTCCGATTGTTGACAGATTCGCTGACAACCCGAGGATACCAAGGGTTATAGCGAGCTCGAAAGAAATCGAGCAACTGTCCGCAATCTTCTCTGTCTCTAAGTCGCGATTTTGTGCGAACGCACAAAACCCTGACTTCGTACCGATGAAGGCGACTATTCCATCTTTTTCTAAGATGGCGTTCATCGCTTCCAACGAACGAGACGAGACCGAGTCTACCAGAGGCAGCTGATGCCACAACCCTGAGTCCGCTTCGAAAGCGAACAGGTATTGTGAGCCTGAGTTGTTCTGATGCATGCCAATATCCTTTATTAAAGAGATTGTTGGTTGTATCAATAACAGCCTGAGTTGCCTCTGGACTGTCCGCGACTAATGTCTTAGGCTTGACGGGGGTTACACAGTAACCCATAAATCCGTCAGTGCCACAGGATTCTCGAAAGTTTCCGCGTGCGTAGCTTTTACGCTCGTTTACGCAGAGCCCGAGAAGTTCCATAAGACGTCGAAGTCGCGCGTACCCATGTGTGGGGAGAATAATATCATCCCCATACACACGAACCTGGTTACGTAGATTCCAGATTCGCCGGGTAGTTATCTTACCGTCACCAAGGCTTGCAGCCAAGGATATGATGAGATAAACTATCGATTGAATCGGGAACGTCGTAGCAGTACCTTGCGAGGCAAACTTCTTCAGTTTTATGAAGGAGCCTGCTGATTCGGAGATATCATCCCGAATCCACCTCGTTCTTGCGGCATGCAGAGCACATAGTAAGGACGGTTTCGTCCTAAACATGCGTTCTATGGTCCAACAAGAAAGTCGATCGCTGGCATCGGAAAGATCAACCGTTGCTAACTTTCGATCCAAGGAAGCTGAAAGAACCATGTCCCCTGATAGATCCTGACGCTTAAAGTTTATGAAGTTGCCTTTATAGGCTCTTTTAAACTCTAAGTCCAGCCACTTCCAAATAATCTGTTGACACCATTGGTGAGCAACAGGTTCGGAAGCGATAAGCCTTGGACCTTTTGCGGTCTTCGGTACTTCGATCAATCGGGATGGTGGCTCGTGGTTGATAGGAATCCTCATTGTGGACGATGAAGTAAGTCCACATTGTTCGTAAGGAAACCAATCTTCCAGCTTATCTGGCCAGCTCTTAAAGTCGGATTTCTCCCACGATTTGAGCCTTTCAGCTACTGCACCAGGTCCATGTCTGAAACCTATGCCCTCTCCTTCATCTTCGAGGTCCCGTGAAAACTTCACAGGTTCTAGGAATGGGAGTGGCATAAGGAGGATGTCAGCTACTTGCTGACATTTCTCGAGGAGTCCTCTATCTCTTTGACAGCTCCCTTGTGGGAACAAGTCCAAGTGATCGTACCTAGGGCTACAGTCAACAAGACTAATAGCTTCCAGGCACGTGAGGTCCAGCTTATCCTTATCCCAACATAGCGTGGGAGGTCGGATGGCTTTCTCGATGTCATGGTACTTCCTTACTGCCGCTAGACTGCGGCGTTCGGAGCACCGAACCTCGATTTTCTTACCTAAGCAGCATAGCTGCCTAAGAAAGGCTATCGCGGTTACATCGGGTTCCGGTTTCAGACTGGAGTCCTTTTCGAAGATGCGCAACCATAGTCCCGCGAGTAATCGCGGCACCTGGATTCTCTTGGACACTCTACGTGAGAGTGGACCCTCGAGTTTTAGGCGCCCTGTCTCTAGACCATCAAGAAGAAGGTCATTAAGACAAGGAAGGTCAAGCGTGAACAACGCAAGACCTCTACTTCGAAATAATAGGGCGATTCTCTTCTTATCGAGAGTAACACCCAAATACTCCGGGTACGTCAGACGGACATCTGTAAAGAGTCCGTCCAAGACTAGGAGCATTACGTCTGCTTGGCTTTTCATACATTGTGCCTTTCGGTACGAGTGTAGTCCAAGTCACAGCAAACCGCAGTCCTCGAAGTCAGTTGTCCGTTTGGATCTTATTAAGATTCCGAGTTCAACATCTTGGTTATAGCCGCGCCTGACGAAGCAGTCAGGAACGTCAACAATCCAAGCGCCTCATTGACCGGATCGACGAGAGTATCGCCGGCCTGGTTCTCGATGACCACATAAACCTTTCGGGTTATCTGGGTAGTCGAGGGCGCAACCGGATAGACGACGTGAATGAGTTCGACATTGTGCCGATCTGTCTTCACGCCAGTCTTCGAGTCAGTACGACTCGAGTTCCGGACGTTAAGGGTGTATTCCCCCAGCGCCTCTCTCAGGCGATACTCCGAAGAGTATCCATCCTGATTGATGCGCACCAGGGATTTCCCTATAGCGTTGATGGTGACTACGGTTGGATCTGCGAAAGACATAATATTCTCCTGTTTTTGCTCGCGTTGCAGACTGCTCCATGGCTTAACGCCTGGTGGCAGCCAACGAAGCGAGAACACCCATTTGACTTCCAGAGAGGAAGTTGAAATGAGCATCGATAGAGACGGATCCGACGGATCGACGTTTCGACTCCCGTACACAGCGTCCAGCGGTCATAAAGCCGCCAGTCACTGGTATAGCAGTAAATTCGTTGACCGTCTTGGTATGGACCATCGGATAGACACCGACGATATGAGCTGGAATAATATTCCGGTGAGCAACTAAATACTCACCGATATTACTAAACCAATCTATCGCCCAAGACCAAGGCACGGCTTCCCATAAAGTAGAGAAGTCAATTGTGCCTCCTTGGACGGCTCGTCTAGCCATACCATTCAAAATTCGTGGACCCGGCGCAGGACCAGGGTTATTGGCAGCCCACCTAATGTGAGTTTTCATAACCGTCATGGTAGTGTACCGGTTACTGGCGCGTAATAAAGCACCAGCACTCTGTAAAAACGGAGCAGATGTTCCGCTTACAGCACCCGCGAAAGTTTGTACCGTCTTTCGGTATCCCTTATCTCCGTGAAGCCGCTGAATGTCTGCGATCCGACGATTGATCTGATCGCTCGCAAAGGCCATCTTCACGACGTCTGACACCAGTGGACGTATAACAAATTGGTTATACAGCCATCTAGAGCCAGCATTATAGACCTGGTCAATTGTTCGAAGTCCTTGCGATTGTATGGACTCGAGCGCATGACGCATGTCTAAGAGATTAGCCGGCACGTCAACATATGGACGTGACGGGTTTGTCCTCGCGGCAGCATTAGTACTAGCCACGAAGTCAGAGGGAACACCGGGTACGGCAACATGGCCCCAGTTCTGCGAAGTTCGCATACCGTCAACTATATAGTTGACGAATTGTGCTTGATTCGGACCGGACTGGGCAAGATTGAAGACACCTCCTGTACTGTCGAAACTCTCAACGTTGAAAGGATCACAGTCAGTAGGTCCGGTTACGTCCGTGCAATTAGAATAATTGACCGGTACTTGGCCTTCTCCAATCATGACTGTAGGATTATTGTTGAACCAGCGAGGACCTGACATCCTCGGACTGACTCGATTTCTAGTCCTACCGACCATATTGCTATCCTATCGTTTTGGGACAAGGAACTCTCATAAAATAAGAGAATCCTGCGGGAGCCTAGTGCTCC